ATACATTATCTCTTATTCTAGTACCAAAGTTAGCATCATCAGTAAAACTTGCAATACCATCTGCGGCACCTTGTCCTAATGAAGCCACAGCTGCTCCAGCTCCGAATAGTGCTAGACCTGCAGCAATAGTAGTCATGGCAACTAAGAATGCAGCACCTTCACCAATTAGATTTAATTTGCCTCCTACTGCATCATCAATAGATAATAAAATAGTTACGTTATCTACAATGCTTTGTGCATCAAATCCAACAAATTTTTCAGCAGCACCTGCAGCGGCTGAACCAACTCCAAATACACCAAGACCTACTCCTATACCAGCTAATGCTAATGCAAGAGTTCCAGCTTCTCCAAAGAATGCTAATAATCTGCCATCTCCAGATTCTGGTACTAGAGTTAATATTTCTTTTACATTATCAGCTACTTTTTCGGCATCAACACCTTCAAATTCTTTCATAGCTTTTGCTGATGCGAATAATGCTACACCTAATCCAGCTGCAGCAATACCTGCACCTGCCATAGCACCACCGAGTCTTCCAATCATGGAACCTCTGTTCTTATCTTCTGTAGCGGATATTTCAGCTTGTTTTGCTGTTTCTTCAGCAACTTCTTTTTGATCTTCTAATAATTTGTTTTGTTCTATTTGATCTTGTTGAGCTTCAAATGCATTTTCAGCAGCTTCTTTTCCTTGCTTTACAAATACATCTGCTATTGATTTTAATAAGACTTCTTGATTCGGAATAGATTGTATTGTTTCATTGACTTTAACGTTTTGTTCTAATATAGCAGCTTGTGTAGCTTCTTCAGCCATCTTTTCGCCACCAAAAATATTCTTTTTAGAAAAGATATTAGTTAATTCTTTTAAATCTCTTTTTCTATCTGCTTCACCGTTATCACCATTGCCATTGCCATTAGACCCAGCTCCGGTTTTGTCAAACATTTTATCGTATTCCGCCATTCCTTATCCTTATTTTCCGAAAGCTTTTCCAGCTTCACTAATACCAAATGCACCTAGTGTTACCACTACAAAAGAAGTATATATGGTATCTGATATTAATAAATCCATACCCCAGAATGCTGTGACTAAATCACATATTCCAAATACTGTCATTAATGTAAAAGATATAAAACCTATAATAGATTTTTCATTTATATCATTATCATCTAAGAATAAATCCATAAACTTTCTTTTAGGAGGTGCTAATTGCTTACGTGCAGCTTCAGCTTCGGCTTTCATTTCTTTTATAGTATCTTCGGACTTGTCGAGCTTATCGATCAAAGCCATATACTTATCTAAGTCTATTTCAACTTCGTTTCTACTATTATCTTGGTCAGCCATTTCTGTTCCTCATTCGTTCATTTTGTGTTTCTATATGAGCCTTGAGCATTTCAGTATATACCTCCCTCTCCCACGGCATCATATTATCAAGTTCTTCCAAACTATATTTATGATGTTGCATCATCGCAAAATTAGTTTGATAATGATTCATCAAATTATCATGCGAGAGGCCTAGGTAAAAAAACTTTGTAGTCCTCTTAACTCTATTTTATTTTCGTGTTCACATTTAGAACACTTAATAACATCTTCATAAAACATGCTCGGTATACTCACAAAGAATTGTTGTATCTTAGCAAATTGCTCAGATGAAAAAGATTCAATAAAATTATTTAAATCTTCTTCGGATTCTTCATCAGCCTTATATACATTATCTTCATCAAATATTGTATCTACGCATGCTTTTATTAAACTCATTAAACCTTCTATTGAATCCAGTTTAGTTAAGTCTAAATCTTTTATGTTATCCATAGTTGGATATCTCATAGTTATACCAACTTTCTGATTAGCATCTAACATAAATGTTCTTTCAGCATCAAGATTGATAATTTTTACATCATCTACATTAATTGCATAATCATTTAGTGTATCACATTTTTCGCACTTAGCTTTTAATTTAATTTTTTCACCAACTGATTTTGCTCTCAATTGTAAAAATAAATATTCTACGTCGAAAGATGTTAATTTATTAGGTTCCTTAATATTAAAACATGATAATATTAAATTCCTAACAGCTTCTTGAATTTGCATTGCGTCTTTTGACTCTAATGCTATCAATAAAACCTTTTCTTCCTTGACCAAATATGGTCTCATATTTAATGCTTCTCCAGTAGAAGGTAAATTAACCTTATACTGAGGAACGCTCAATTTTGGTAATGCCATTATATTATTCTCCTATAAATTATATTATCCAAATAGTTTACCAGGTATAGCTGATCTTATCGCAGATAAGCTACTACTCAACGTATCTTCAACAACGAATCTATCATATTGCATTGTTATTTCAACTTTACTTTCACCATTAGCTGCACTAGTCAATTGCATAGCACCTATACTCGATGGGAAAGCATTTATTAATTTTGCTCCATAGACGACTTCGTTTTCTTGATTTAATTGTTGTATTACTACATCACAAGTATAATTCTTTTTATATCCTAATGTATTTGTTTCACTATTAACAATTATTTCTTGCCAATCATCTACCATTCTCTTTATATAAAAATCGTTTGTAACGAGAAAAGAAAAACTTACATCACCATCTGCATAACTTTGTACTCTCTTTTCTGAATGTTTACCAGTTGCTGTGTAATCAGATGTGCCTAATGCTCTTGATGGTAGTGTTGCAGATTCACATAATAATGTAAGTGATCTAGGGTCGGTGATTAATTGATTCTTATTAAAATCACCACGAATTAAACTACCGATAATTGCACCTAAATCTATATTAATCAAAGCCTGAGTAGGTGGTGTGAAAAAGACGTTAAACCTATTTGTTCGTCCTATACCACCACGTTTATTAATTTCAGATTTTAAATCATCTATTGATTTTGACATTATCTTTCCTATCTACTAATCTTTGTACTGTCTGAAAATACTTTACTCATACTAGCTTTTGCGAAATCTTCAGTTGGTAAGAATATAGCTATTTCCCAGTCAGTCATTGGTATTCTTTTAATTTGTGATTTCACATGATTAGTCAAATACCTTTTATAACATGCTTTGAATGGTTTAAATTTATTTACACCTTTTAGTGCATCATATTTTAATCTGGTTAGTCTTGAATTTTCTTTTAATTCATCTGGACCAAAACCCATTAACTTATCTAAGAATGCAGCTCTTATGTCTGGTCTTAGATAATGTAAATTTAAAGCATCAAAGCCATCTTTATTGACATTAATTAATATTGATAATGGAAATTTATCATAGTAAGGTAGTTCGTTTTTTAGTTTAGGGTCATATACATACATTAGCATATCACCGACCTTTGGTGTACTCTCTGTTTTGACTGCAGGGTCTTTTAAAACTTTATTTCTAGTTACATTTAGATTACGAACATTATTCATAAACCATTTCTGCGCTTCTTTTGACCTAGGATTTACCCTGGCTCTATAAGCTGCTGACGAAATTTTATCAAATAAACTATCTGCCATATCTTTATTTATAATAGTTTATAGTACTTTTATGCCTAGATTCTTTAAAGTTTCTTCAGTCCACACTTGGAATTGCCAACCATTATGTTTAGCAAACTTATCTGCAGCATTCCACTTATCTTGATTCCTTGAAAAGGTTAAAGCCTCATTGATATATTTCTTGGTTTTTCTTGATTTCTTTTTAGGAGGTAATGTTTGACTTTTAGGTTTAATCTCTATCAAATAGATTTTTTTATTATCCATTTCTATTAATAGATCAACAAAGTATCTATGTAACTTTTTATCTACTGAACATTTATATGGAACAACGACACCTTCACTATTCCATAACTTAACTTTTGGATTATCTTCACACCATCTAAAGGCATTTCTTTCCCATAATGATCTAAAAATCACATTACTCGCATCACCAGCATATTTTTCTGGCTTTTTTATTTTGTATTTACCCTTGTAACTCATATAAATAACTCTATAGTAGTTTAATATATTTATATTTATATAGGAGAAAAGATGGCAACTACAGATCCAGGGCAATGTTATATGCCATTAAAATTCCCGAGTGGTGAAGATTTATTCAACACTGACGAGGGTTCAAATAATGGTTTTATAAAAATCACAATCAAAGAAAGAAGAGGTGCACAAAATATTAGACATATTTTCTTGCCACAACAAAGTGGATTTCAATTTACAGATGGTGCATCATATAATGATTTAGAACAAAGTAATTTATTTAGAGCTATTGGTGCTGGGTTTAATGCATTAAAAGGCCAAGGCGAAGGTTTAATAGCTAATTTACAAAAAAGAGCTGAAGGATTTGATGATGGTATAACATCAGGTCTTGGTAATTTTTCAGCTGATGCTGCCGCGGCAGCTTTATTGGCTGG